CCCCATCATGGATGCGGACCCATTCGACAAACAGGCGATTGGATGTGGTATCAGGGCAGGTCATTTCCTGAAACGTGCCGTCTTGCTGGCGGATTTTGTAGGTGAGAGTTTTCACGCTATCACCCCATCTGTTTTGATGGGAGCGGGAAGATCGGCTATAAGCTGGATCAGGTCGAGAAGCGCGCGGGGCTTCTTGATGCGGTAGCGGATGACATTCCACTCATCGTCTCTACCGTTCCATCCGCACTCGCCTTTTACGCAGGGGATCATCAGCGTATCTGTGCTGCCATTGTGCCATTCATGCTCTACCTCAGCATACTTCCCCACACACGGGCATCCCTTGCCGTCATGGTACTGCCACGGGCCCCACTCATCCTGCGGCGCGGTCATGCTGACACCGCAATCATATCGGCAAGGCATTTGCACGGGTCGACTGCAATCCAGAACTTATTTCTAGCTGCGGCTGCGTATGCGTATGCGGCTGCGTATGCGTATGCGGCTGCGTCTGCGTATGCGGCTGCGTCTGCGTCTGCGTATGCGGCTGCGTATGCGTCTGCGGCTGCGTCTGCGGCTGCGTCTGCGGCTGCGTATGCGTATGCGTATGCGTATGCGTATGCGTCTGCGGCTGCGGCTTTCTTGGCCCCCAGCGCCGCCTCTTGTGTTTTCTCTGTCGTCATACGCAGCCATGCATCGCCATATCCGCGTTTATCGGCCAATGGCTGCAACTGTGTCAGAACAACCGTCCACATCCATTCTATGGCCACGGCTTTACGCTGCGGCTCAAGATCACGTCCGGTGCCAGCAGCGAGAGGCAAAAGCCGCTTCCACTCCAAACTGTTACGCATATCATCCGGCATGGCGTCTTGGATGCGGATGATCCAGCGCCCAATCACTAGCGACATGCAATCCGGAATTTTATCCGTCAGCTTTCCCGTGAGTGCCAGATTGATCGCCGCAATGGAACAGGCGCTTTCCTCTGTGCCAAGTCCAGAGGGCAAGGTATGGCTTGCGAGATATGCAGTGATTTTTTCGGCTTGTTCTTGAGTGATCGTGCTCATTCTCAACTCCAACTCCCCCTGTTGTGTGCGCGCGCCTCTAGCCCGGAGGAGGTTAAGCGACTGTTGGGGATCAAACCGACAGCGAGGCGCGCAGGTTCATCATGGCACGGGTTGGGGGTGGGGGTCAAGTATTTTGAAGTTAGAAGTTAGAAGTATGTTAGAAAACACGTTCTAACTTTGAAGACTCTGAAATTGCTTGTAAAAACTACTAAGTTAGAAGTTAGATATACATTGATATATATATTATATGGCTTCTCAATACCCCATCTAGTCGGATTTCTAGGCTCTACTTTAGGGCCTATTTTGAGAGAATATCTATTATGTACAGGGCTAACTTTCTAACTTTCATAACATCGCGGATATTCCTTTTAAATCAAATAGTTACAAGTTAGAATGAAAATCTAACTTCCTTCTAACTTTCCTCTGGAAGCATCCAAACGCGCGGGGTTGTGCCCTTGTATGCCTTTTTTGCGGCAATGCTGCTGATCAGGCCAGCCGCTTCCATCTTGGTCAGGATCGGGATCAAGACCTCCTGCTTTATCTTCATCCGGTTCGCCAAGACCGATGTGGACGCGCCTTTATCGGGGTCGATGTAGTTCACCACGCGGGCAGCGATGCTTTCCTCTGGGCGCTCTTTAGAGTTGTCATTGGCAAACACCAGCTTGATCTTGGCGTCGAGTTCAGCGCGGACATAGGCGAATGCCCATCGCACATGCTCGGCGGTTCTGGTGGCTGCGGGGATGGCAAGGATAAAGCTAATCTTAGCAATCAACTCATAGCTGCGTCGGATCATAGCAACCGAAGCTTCGCCAGTGTGTTCGCCCATTTCCTCTGCATATCGGTGTAGCCAGCGAGAAACCTCTTGCAGCATTTTTGCCGCATCATCGTCGGTGGTGACTTCCTGCCGATCCCCGGCATATTCAACGCGCGCGCCAGCAGACTGCATCAGGTCAAAATTGCCGCCGTGAAATATCTGACTTAGGCGCATCGCCATGCCTTCGCTCATAGGACGCTTTTTGAAGCCTTCCCGCTCTGCCGGGTTGTTGTCTGTCTCAGATACAATGATGGCCCTGCCAACGAAGCCCTGCGTGGCTGTTTCGCCATCCATGATCTGGTCAAACGTTCCAGGGGTGGTGTATCCAATCGTAGATAAGAATGGCCGCTCTAACCCTTCGTCAATCATCATCAGCATCCGTTGAGCGTGGCTTGATCTTTCGGGATTGCCATCATCCTCAGCCTTAGATGCAATAGCGCCAAACATCTTGCGCAACTCGCGCTTCGTATCGCCATGCAACAGCATCCGAGAGTTTGCTTTGGAATACCCCGACATGATCGCGCCAAAGACGCTCTCAAGATATGCCGCTCCGCCCCTGCGCTGGGCATTGCGCACCTTGATCAAGAAAATCCCGATTTCGTCAATGATGTAGTAAGCTGCCTGATGCTCAATCAGGTTGCGCATGATTTCTTGCTCTGACTTGATCCCACCATGCAAGGCATAGTGAACGCCAGCAGCGATATGCAGATCAGTGGTGGCCTGCATAACGGCTTCCTTACCCGTGGCGGATGCTGCCACACAGAATGCCAGCATATTGGCTGTCACGCCGTCTCTGGTATCTTCATGGCGCAGACCGCCGATGTTGCCGAGAGATACCAGCGCAGAGGCTACAGCCAATCGGCGGCGCGGAAATCGGCATTGGCTGTCAATCCAAGCTGCGATGTCGCCTGCAAAGCCTGGGGGGCTTAGAAGGTCAACTCCATCCAAAGAAAACGGCGCGGGCCAGCGTGAGTTTTCTTCTGGGGCCTCTGGGGCTGGCGGCGTGAAATCATCTGCGCTGAAATCATCGCTGGAATAGCCGTTTCCCGCGCCCGTATGCCCGAATTTCGCGCCGTTATAGCCTTCCTCGAAGTCTGCAAAATCATCAGCGCTCATTCTGTCACTTCCTTGTTTATCCACGCTTTGAAAGCCGCCTGTTCTGCGGGCGACATGCGGCGAAACAATGCCCCGGCCAACCGCTTGATCTGCCGCGACATGAACATGGCATTGATGGATGCCAGCCTGTCACAAGCCGCAAGCGCATAGCATTCCAACTCTGCCGGGGTTGCCGTCTCAGCCCAGAAGCGGGCGTCTGATCGTGCGCTATCCTCGATCAGCGAGATATACGGCATCCCCGCTTCGCTCATCTGTAACCAATCGTAAGCCGCCCAATCAACTGCCTCTGGATCGGCCTTGGACAGATTGCCCAGAACCGTCAACGCAATTTCCATCACGCCCATTTTCTAGGCCGATGCTGACATGCGAGCCAGACGCAAAGCCGCGATACGCAGGAAGGCATCTATGGTGCGAATCCCCTCAGACTTCATGGCTGTCTTGATTTCCTCGCGCTCTTGATCGGTCAAAGCCACTGGCGTTCTTTTGGTTCCGGCCATAATTGATGCTCCATTGGTGTTCATTTGATGCTTGACCTTAACCTAATGCTGACATAGATTGCAAGAGCGGGATTTAGAGCGTGACCCGCCACGCGCGGCCCAAGGGGCCAAACATAGGAGAACCATCAGAGATGGGCATCATTGATACCGCCCGCAAACCTGCGGAGCGTGCTGTTTTGGTGACGATATGCGGTGATAGTGGCATGGGTAAAACCAGCCTTGCCGCAACGTTCCCAAACCCGATTTTCATCCGGGCAGAAGATGGGATGCAGGCCATCCCCGCCGACCAGCGCCCGGATGCGTTCCCGCTGATCACCGACACCAAAACGCTCTGGGAACAGATCACCGCCGTTATCCACGAGCCGCATGATTACAAAACTCTGGTGATCGACAGCGTGACGGCGCTGGAACGGTTGTTCTTGGCCGATGTGCTGGCGCAAGACCCCAAGGCCAAGTCGATCAACCGGGCCCTTGGCGGATACGGCGCTGGCACGGCTGCGGTGGCGGCGATGCACCAGCGGGTGCGGAAGGGCGCGGGGCTTGCCAATGAAAAGCGCGGGATGCACGTGGTTTTTGTGGCCCATGCGGATGTTGAAACCATGAAGCTGCCAGACGCTGATGACTACATGCGCTATTCGCTGCGCCTGCCGTCGAAGTCTTTGCCGCCTTACGTTGACGATGTGGACGTGGTGGGGTTTGTCCGGCTGGAAATGTTCACCAAGGGGGACGAAGGCGAACGCAAGCGGGCGATATCGACGGGCGACCGCGAATTGATTGTCCATGCTGCCGCATCTTGCGTGTCAAAAAACCGCTATGGCATCACCGAAGCCTTGCCGTTCAAGGTTGGCGAAAATCCCTTGATCGGGGTTATCCCGGCTTTGGGAAAAGGTATGGCGAAGGCCAAGACCTCCGACACCAAAGAAAAAGAAATCACCGATCCTGTGGACGGGAACGAAGGAGACGCAAAGTGAGTTTTTGGGATCTATCAACAGGCGAAAGCGCCAAAGACACGGGCGCGGAATACGAAATCCCCGGCGGCAATATGGACCCGATCCCAGAGGGTTCATCGGTGCTTGCTGCGGCAGATGAAATCAAATGGGCCATCACATCGACGGGTGAGAGATTTATCTCGCTGCGGTGGTCTGTGCTGGGGCCAGAGGAATACAAAAACCGCAAGGTGTTCCACAAGCTCTGGGTGACTGATATGGACCCCAGCGCAAGGGATGAAGCCAAGGGCATTGCCAAGCGTGATAAGGCGCGCCGAATGTTGGCGGCAATTGATGCCAATGCAGGCGGCAAGCTGGCTCAGAAATCCGGCGTTCCAACCGATGATGACCTTGGGCTGGCAATCCTGAATAAGCCGATGATCGTGACGGTTCAGGTTTGGCAGGTGCAGGATCGGCAGACGGGCGGCACCGTCGAAGGCAATTGGGTTTGCGCGGTCAACCCCAAGACCAAGGGCGTCGATATCAAGTCGGCGAAGCCTCGGGCTGCGGCTGGTGGTCGCGTTGATGACAGCTTTGGGACTGGTGGCGGGCGTTCTCGCATCCAAGACGACGATGAAATCCCATTCTAGGCCAGCCGCCTAGAAACCCCCGCGCCACCTTGCAGGGTGGAACCGCTTAGCTTGAGCATTCAAGACTTGGTGGCGCGGGATCTTCACCGATTATCATAACAAGGATCAAGGGATAATGGAACAGCGTTCCCCAGAATGGTTTGCCGCTCGGCGCGGGAAAATCACCGCCTCGCAGGTCGGGGCCATCCTTGGCAATTCTCCGCACACTACCCGGCACGATGTAATGCGTCGCATGGTGCGTGAATGGCATGGCCTGCCTTCGGAGTTTGAAGGCAACATTGCCACCGACTACGGCACCAACAACGAAGCTGGGGCCATCATTGAATACCAGATGGAGACGGCCAACACGGTTGAGGTTGTTGGGTTTGTCACCCACCCAGACGCCACAGAAGATTGGGCAGGCGCTTCCCCAGATGGCTTGATCGGGACTGATGGTGGGCTAGAGGTTAAATGCCCGTTTTCATTGCGCGATCCAGTGTTGCTGCATGAGTTTAAGACGCTGGCCGAGCAGCCGCATTATTATGATCAGGTGCAGTTTTCGCTTTGGGTCTGTCAGCGGAAATACTGGCATTTTTTCCAATGGGCGGCAGGGGGCAAGCAAACCAAGCTGGAATGCGTTCTCCCCGATCCAGAATGGCAAGCCCATGCTTTGCCACGGCTGCGGCAATTCTATGCGGAATATCTGGCCGAGCGGGATGATCCAGAAAGTCCACATCTTGGCGAAAAGCGCCCGATCATTGACACGCCAGAGGCGCATAAGCTGATGGCAGAATATGACCAGATCGCAGAGGCCATTGAGAACGCCACGGCGCGTAAGGCTGAATTGCTGGCGGATATGGTGAAACTGGCGGGGGGCAAGAACGCGCTGTTTGCGGGCCGGAACCTGACCAAGACAGATCGTGCTGGTGCCATATCTTACGGCAAGGCCATCAAAGAATTGTTGCCAAATGCTGATCTGGAAAAATGGCGGGGTAAGCCGTCCAGTTTCTGGGGGATCAAGTGATCGCACTTCGCCCATATCAACAGCAAAGCGTTGATGCTGCGATAGAGTGGATGCGCAAAAGCGCTTCCCCTTTCTGCATTGAGGCCGCCACAGGCGCAGGCAAGTCCCACATCATCGCAGAGATTGCCCGGATTATTCATGCCATGACAGGCAAGCGCGTGCTTTGCCTTGCCCCCAGCGCCGAGTTGGTAACGCAGAACCGCGCCAAATTCTTGGCGACAGGAAACCCGGCAAGCATGTTCTCCGCATCGGCTGGGTCCAAGGAATTGCGGCATCCTGTGGTGTTCGGATCGCCCCTGACCGTCAAAAACAAGATCAGCCGCTTCCAACAGATGGGGAGCGCAGGCTATGCCTTGGTGATCGTGGACGAGTGCCACGGTTTAACCCCCACATTGAAAGACATTATCGCCGCCATGCGAGAGGCCAACCCAAACCTGCGGGTTTGCGGGCTGACAGCCACGCCTTATCGCTTAGGGTCTGGCTGGATATTCAGGCAACATGCCGACACGCCGGAAGGCGGATCAGGCCTGATCAACGGTGATGACACCTGCCGCGATCCATATTTCACCAAATGCGTTTACCAGATCGGCGCGCGGGATTTGATAGAGCAGGGATTTCTCACCCGCCCCGTGATCGGACAAATTAACGCGACTGGCTATGAAACGGCAGGCATGGCGCTGAACAGCCGAGGCCAGTTTGACGCAGAGGCAGTTGACCGAGCCTATCACGGACACGGGCGCAAGACCTCTGCAATCGTTGCTGATGTTGTGACGCAATCAGCATCCCGCCAAGGGGTCATGTTCTTTGCCGCTACTGTCCAGCACGCGCAAGAGGTTATGGCCTCTCTGCCACCGCATTTGACGGCGCTGGTGACAGGTGAGACGTCGAAGGGCCAACGCGATAACACGCTTGCGCGGTTCAAAGCAAAGACGCTCAAATATCTGGTTAATGTGTCGGTGTTGACCACTGGCTTTGACGCCCCGCACGTTGATGTGATCGCCATTTTACGCAAGACGGAAAGCGTTGGCTTGCTGCAACAGATCATTGGCCGGGGCCTGCGCTTGTCGGAAGGCAAAACCGATTGTCTGATCCTCGACTATACCGACAACCTTGAAGATCATTGCCCGGATGGTGACTTGTTCGCGCCTAAGATCAAGGCTGGCAAAGTGGGTGATAGTGAAGGCGGAATGGCGTGTACATGTCCACAGTGCAGCTATGAAAACACGTTCTCGGCCAACCCTGCATATCTGGAATACAAAAAGGATGAAGCGGGCTATATCCTCGATCTAGACGGGCATCAGGTGCAATCAGACTTTGGGCCAATCTCTGGCCACTTTGGGCGGCGGTGCATGGGGCTGGTGCAGTCAGGCAAGCGCGGCGAATATGAGCGTTGTTCGTATCGTTGGACCTTCAAGGAATGCCCCCATTGCCTCGCAGACAACGACATAGCCGCCCGGTATTGCCGAGAGTGCCGGGGCGAGATCGTTGACCCCAACGATAAGTTGAAAGCTGAGTTCAAGGCTTTGAAGCGTGATCCGACACAGCGGCAAACCGATGAAGTCACCAGCATGATTTGCGTTCCTGGCATGTCCCGCGCGGGCAACAAAACAATGAAAGTGGAGTGGCAAACTCCATACAGACAGTTCACTACATGGCTACAGCCAGATGCTAGACACAGCCGGGGACAGGCGGAATGGGCTGCGTTTGAGACTGTGACCGATGGGGCAACAAAAGCCCCTAAAACCGTCACATATCGCAAGAACCCTGAGACGGGGTTCTTTGAAATCCACGCGTTCAACAGGCAGGCTGACAATGCGCCAATCTGACTTCACCGACCTTGCCGCCGATGGGGTTCTGACCTTTGGTGATATTTCTTTCCGGGGGTCTTGCCCAAAGGAAGAAATGGAGCAGGTCACATTCTTCAATCGCCTGCGCCAGGAATATCCTGACACTCTGGGGGTGGTGGCGCTTCACCCTCGCAATGAGGGGCTAAAGGAGCGCGGCCATATTTCTTCTGTGACCAAGCACAAAGCCGAAGGCATGACACCCGGCTCAAGTGATGTGATCATTCCGGCGCGGGTTTCGTTTGTCTGTGAAATCAAGCGCCGCGATCACATGAAAAGCAAATGGCAGGACGGGCAGATGCCTTATTTGATCACATCCGCCAAGCTTGGGGCTTTCGCCTGCGTTGCCTTGGGATGCGATGCAGCGTGGCAGGCTTTGCAGGTTTGGCGGGGTCTATCAGAAGATGGCTTATAGATCAGCCTCGAACATAAGGAAGCCCAGCGAACAGCTTGCTGATCTGATGATGGGGCGAACATCATGGGCTGATAGCCCTGCATCAATCAGATCATGGGCGCAGCGATTTATCTATGATGCAGCCAAGCAGATATTGGCGGCTGATAAGCCCAAACGCAAAGACATGATTGCAAGGGTTCCGCCACATATGCGGGCAATGGTTGAGACTGAAATCAAAAGACTTTGGGCTATTAGGTAGGTTTCCCCCGGCACTTCTCGGTTAGCGCCTGACCGCGCCGGGGGATCGTCTGGAGGTATCGAAACCGCCCGCAATGCGGGGTCGTGTTGCACCTGCCGTATCCAGGCAGGCGATCCGGGGTTATCCCGAGATTAGTGATTTTAGAATGGCGTAGCCCCAAATCTCCGGAACGATTGGCACTACGGCGTTTCCGCAGGCTTCAAGTCTGTCCACCCGATTGGGAACCCCATCATTTGCTCGGCAAAATCTGGATGCGGGTAGATTGGATCGTCCGGGCCATTTCTCAAACCCTCGCACAAGTTGCTGCGATAAGTCGGACTGCCCCAAAATCGGCCCTTTGGTGCGCCCTTCGCATCCGACTTCGTTGGGGTTGGCAAATATCCATACTCGGTCCCGTTTATGCCAGGCACCAACGTAGGAAGCTGGTATGCAATGCCATTCCGCGTCATACCCGAACGAGGCCAAGGCCCCGAGAACCGCGCCCATCCCTCGATCCAGCAATGCTGCCACGTTCTCCAACAACAGTTTGGGGCGTCCCACCAGGCTAGCGGCTCGTAGGATATGCCAGAATAGCCCAGAACGTTCACCGGCAAGTCCGGCACCTTTTCCAGCGAATGATATGTCTTGGCACGGAAAACCTGCCGTAACCAAGTCCACGGGTCCGAGAGTAGAGAAATCGGCGGTGGTGACATCTTCATATTGCGGCACTCCCGGCCAATGCTTGCCCAGAACTTTGCGGGCGTAAGGGTTAATTTCACAGAATGCGACCGTATGAAAATCGCCAGCACGCTCAAGCCCGAGGCTAAAACCTCCTGTTCCAGCGAATAAATCCAGAACCTTCACGACAACCTCCCCCGCAACGCCCGCACCAGCGCTTCCTGCGCGCGGGCTATGGCGTTAGAGGCGGTGCGGGTGACGGGTGGAGTGGTGGGGGTGAAGTTGTTCATGGCGTTGCCTCTGGCCTATCATCGGCCCCCGCCTTGCGTGCTTCATATGCAGCCAAGAACATGAGGCAGCACGCGGCATGATACAGATGGCTGATGCCAGTCTCAGGGTCAGCACGTTCACCGCGCCACCATGCCCACATATGGCGCATCAGCGCAGAGAATGGGCGGCTCCAAGCCATGCCGCGCTCCCAATTCCGGGGTGCATATTTGGCCGCACCGAAGGCCAGCACTTCGGCAGTGCCCTCTAGAAACTCAGGGGCAAGCAGGTGATATGGCAGCTTGCCATTGTCATCCTTGCGGCCCCCGGATGCCAGCGCAAGAATGGCTTGATCCTCAAATTCGTGCTCAATGGTTGGCAGGCTCACGTCATTCCTCCGTGGGTGTAAAATCCCCCGACGC